TGTCGGCTCGCGGCTTTGCTTCAAGACCTCAGAACTCGCTGAATATGCCGGAAAGCAGTTCAAACCAGAATACACGCAAATGTTTATCATCAAAAAATAACATATGAAAAAGTACAACACAGTAGAAGAATGTTTTGCGGCAATGGGCTTAGATCCTAACGCACTACCAGATGTTTCAATGCTTCCGGAAAGACACCAGAACGCCATCAAAGCAGCTTATCAACTAATGATTGTTTGTGAAGCTCACAATGATGGATGGAAACCAAATTGGAATGACTGGAACGAATATAAATACTATCCATGGTTCAGGGTAGAGGCAGATGAAGCCACTCCCTCCGGTTCCGGCTTGTCGTACGTCGGCTACGATTACCGGCGCACGCATACGTGTGTCGGCTCGCGGCTTTGCTTGAAAACGAGAGACTTAGCCGAACACGTGGGCAATGTGTATAACAAGCTGTATCAGGATTACATGTTATACAGCGAGTAATTAAAACGGGTGGTGTGTTGGATATTTTGGGCTTCTTCCAGTTCCGGCTTGTCGTACAACGACTACGATAACCAGAACACGAATACGAATGTCAGCTCGCAGCTCTGTTTAATTTTTCCCGACACAGACCTTGGTAACAATCCAGAAAACAAATTAATGAAAGAAGGCTTTGGTATCTAAAAGAAGAAGACTTTAATCTAAGCAAATGAAACGAATAGGAAACTTATATAGCAAGGTATGCAGTGTTGATAATCTTATCCTGGCTGACCAAAAAGCCATGAGGGGTAAAACAAATCAATACGGAGTGCAATTGCACCTGAAAAATCAGAGTGCCAACATAATTGCACTCCAGCATATGCTTGTTAATAAAACCTACTGCACTTCTGAGTACAGCACATTTAAAGTGTTTGAGCCGAAGGAAAGGGATGTATTTCGTTTGCCTTATTATCCTGATAGGATTACGCACCATGCTATCCTGAATATTCTGGAACCAATATTTGTTAAAACCTTCACAGCAGACACATATAGCTGCATAAAAGGAAAAGGTATACATGCAGCTGCATGTTCTGTTAAAAACGCCTTAAAAGATGTTACAAGTACTCAGTATTGTTTGAAGCTGGACATTAAGAAGTTCTACCCAAACATTGACCATGACATTCTAAAAGGGCTTCTAAGAAGGAAATTTAAAGACGCTGACCTATTATGGTTGCTTGACGAAATAATTGACAGCGCGCCAGGTGTTCCTATCGGAAACTACCTAAGTCAATACTTCGCCAACTTCTATTTGAGCTATTTCGATCACTGGCTTAAGGAAGAGAAGAAAGTAAAATACTACTTCCGTTATGCAGACGACCTGGTAATACTTTCAGGGAACAAGGAAGAGCTTCACAGTCTATTATTTGACATTAGAATTTATCTGGGCGAAAAGCTAAAGCTGACAATAAAAGAAAACTATCAAGTATTTCCGGTAGCAGATCGCGGCATTGACTTCGTTGGCTATCGTTTCTACCACACTCACACTTTATTGAGAAAAAGCATCAAACAGCGATATGCACGGATGCTAAAAAAAGGACCTAACAGAGAATCCATAGCCGCATACAACGGATGGACAACACACTGTAACAGTATTAACCTGGTAAGAAAACTACATGAAAAACTTTAAGGACTTCGGAATAAAAACATCCGTCTCCAGGTTCACAGGCGACAAAATCAAAATAAAGAAGATACTGAACGGGCAAATAGTTGTTCACGATTTCAGTGTTGAAGACTCAAAATTTGATGGAAAATGTCTGTACCTGCAAATTTCAGTTGATGGAACAAACCACATTCTATTCACTGGATCAAAGGTATTGATCGACATGATACAGCATGTCCCAAAAACAGACTTTCCATTTAATACTACAATTGTTCAAGAAGACGAAAGGTTAATGTTCACGTAAATATGAAAGACGACAGCATAATGCCATTTGGCATACACAAAGGAAAGAAGCTGGCTAACGTTCCAGCAAGCTACTTACTATGGCTTTACGACACCAATAAAGCCCACGGAAAACTAAAAGAATACATCATACAGAACATGGATGTTCTGAAACAGGAAAAGACCAGGTAAGATTTATGGCAAAAGACCCAGCATTTCTATTTTACAGTAAAGCATTTTATGAAGGAACAAGAATGATGTTGCCGGAAGAAAGGGCCTGCTTCATTGATTTGATGATATACCAACATCAGCATGGCTTTATACCCACAGACACTAAAAGGTTGCTTCTTTATTGTGGAGGCATAGCTAAAGCTACCCTTGAAGCTACCCTTGAAGCTAAGTTTAAGCTATGCGATAAGGGTTGGTATAACCAGAAACTAAGCGATGTTATGGAAGAGAGGAAAGAATTTTCTGAAAAACAAGCCTTAAACGGTCGTGTAGGACAGTTTTTCAAAAAAGCAAAGGCAGAATTAAATGCGAAAGATTATCTGAAATTATTTACATGGCTAAAGGAATTTAACAACGAAGAGAAGCTAAAAATAATTAACGATTTCGAAGAAAAAAACAAAGCTATGCTTATACCTATGCTTGAAGCTATGCTTAAGCATATAGTAGATATAAATAAAGATGAAAGTGCAAATGTAGATGTAGGTAAAGATGTAAAAAAAGATATTCCAGAAGAGGCTGAGTTTTTAGCCTACTGCAAGGAGCAAATACCTGACACATACCAAGGATTAGAATTCTCCTTAAAGGCCAAAAGATTACAATGGATTGATAATGGGTGGAAAGATGGAAACGGAAGCCCTATAAAAAACTGGAAGTCTAAAATACTTAACACTATACCATACCTAAAACATGACAGAAATACCCAAACTAAGCAGCTTAATGGAACAGGCCAAAACAGACTTACCGCAATCCCTGGGCGCGATCCCGGCAAACTCTAGGTTTAAAGAAATAGACTCAGTTGAGCTTACTGAAGAAGAGAAAGCAGAGGCAATTTATAGGTTCAAAGAGAAAAGATACTACGAGTTGGCGCAAAAGGCTTACTGGGATAAAGTTAATGCTGTTCAAAATAAAGGCACAAGGATTTTAACCAGCGATCAGGTTGCGGATTTCATCACACAAAAAGCCATTCGTGAATATGGAAAGTTTGATTTGGATAAATACAACAAGGAAATATTCGAACTGCTCTGTCTATACTTCTCTGGCAATCCAGAATTTGAAAAGAAGGGAGAGGGGTATTCGTTGAAAAAGGGATTGTGGTTACATGGAAATGTAGGGTGCGGGAAAACTGTTTTCATGAAGCTTTTCAGGGACAATCATGTTGGAAGCTACTCAGTTTATAATTGCCGAAAGGTAGCCTCAGATTATAGCAAAGAAGGCATTTCAGGTATAAACAAATACTACGGAGAAATACCGAATGCAACAAACATGTTCGGTCATAATAAGCTAGGCGCTTGCTTTGACGACCTGGGAACTGAGGAAATGAAAAAGCACTACGGAGACGATCTGAACGTAATGGCCGACATTATTCTAGCTAGGTACGACCATCCTTTGCTTAAAGGACGAACACACATAACCACAAATATAATCTCTGACGAGGTTGATACGCTTTACGGAAACCGAGTAAGATCAAGGTTAAGAGAAATGGTAAACATGGTCGCATTCCCCTCGGACGCACCAGACAGAAGAGGGTAAGCACTAACCCCTTAACTAACTATAATAAGTAACACACATGAAGCATGGAAGTTTATTTAGCGGTATTGGCGGGTTTGATCTTGCGGCTGAGTGGATGGGTTGGGAAAATGTTTTTCACTGCGAAATTCTTAAAAAAAGAAGAGCGTGGCTCAATAAAAAATGGCCAAATGCAATAAGTCATGAAAACATACGCACAACAGATTTCACTATTTACAGGGGAGGGGTCGACATCCTTACAGGAGGAGATCCATGTCAGGGAAACTCAGTTATTGGCAGAAGGGAAGGAGAAAAATACAAAGACTTCCTCTGGCCGGAAATGCTCAGAACCGCTGATATTATTGGGCCAGGTTGGGTGGTTAATGAAAATGTTCGAGGAAGCGTTTCGAATGGAATCCTTGACAGGAAAATTACTGACCTCGAAAGTATTGGTTACACCTGCTGGTCGCCCATTATTATCCCTGCAAGTTATGTTGGAGCATCACACCATAGAGAAAGAGTTTGGCTGGTTGCCCACTCCTCTGAAAGACGACTGGAAAGGCGGCAGTTCGGCGCCCAGGAAAGACAATGGGAAACTAAGGTTAGACCAATTACGGCACTGGTGGAAAATAAAAACGGGACGATCATGCCCCGACCCGAATTTTTACAGGATAATGATGGGTTATCCGACTGGGTGGATGAGATACAGGGATACGGAAACGCCATAGTGCCACAAATAGCATATCAAATATTTCTAATAATAGAAAATTATGAAAAACTGGATAAAAATAGATGGTAAAACATCTGCTGGAGGGGAAGTGTATCATCATAAAAAAAGGAATGATGTCTTCCAGGTATATACCAACAAGGTCGTTTTGTGTTTAAATGTCCCGCCAGATCGCATGGAGTGTACTGCTTTGGCATCATTCGTTTTAAGTAGAGAGAGAAACAGCAGAACAATATGCACCATGAATGTGAATGGGTGGCGTTATTATGTATAACCCCGGCTTAGGCCAAAAGAAAAATATATGAGAGAGATAAAATTTAGAGCGTGGTCAGAAGAAGGAAATAAAATGATTACGCCGTGCGATGAAATGTATTGCCTGGAAAACGGAACCTTATACACCAGAATAGCTGTATGGGAGAATATGGACCAGTATCGAGAAAGGAAAAAGAATTATGATTTCGAAGGTGTTTTAATGCAGTACACGGGCCTGAAAGATAAGAACGGGAAGGATATTTACGAAGGGGACATCCTGGGCGAAAAATTAGAAATAGATGGTAAAATGGAGCTGTGCGGATACCCAGTGTCATGGTGGGCCGAAAACGCAATGTTTGCTATAGATATTTCTTACTTAAAGGATAATACCATATTAGACCCGATGCACGAAGTTTTTACAGGGCTTGAAGTTATCGGAAATATTTACGAAAACCCCGAACTACTTTCTCTCCCCTCTACTGAATCAAAAACAGTTTAAGATATGAAACAAGTAACAATTATTATTACAAAAGACGGCTGGCATACCAAAGTAGAGATTGGCAATAAAGTGTACAACGAAGTGCATAAAAGAACAGAAATGGGAAGTAGAGGAGTCAGTGGAGATTTTGAGGCAGAAAAAGACATTTCAGATGATCTTTATGATGCACTAAACGGTTTCGGACCTTACAATATTATGGATGCACTTAAAAACAGTTAACCATGACCCCAGAAGAGAAACTAAGAGTAGAGATACAAAAGGAAATAAAAAAAGCTATTACACGACATCTGGTTCAACATGTAATAGTTAATGATACAAGAGATCTAATTGATATTCTTTGTGAAGAAGCCTGTGATAATATTTTTTTAAAACTCGGACCTACTAAGCAACAGGAAGTAACAGATCAGGAAATAGAGGAAGAGGCATTAAAACAATTTCCGGCAATTTCAAAGGAGGCTGGATTTATGCGATTAGGATATCGAGCATGCATGCGAAAAATGCGCGACCGTCTCGCCCCGAAGAGCGAAGCAGTGGAGTTTGCTAACTGGATCGTTAAGCAAGATTGGACAGAAGTTAGATATCAAAGCTATAAAGATGACGGCACCCCAATATGCAAGACCACCGAAGAGCTTTACCAACTGTTTAAAACCGAAAGAAAATGAAAAAGACACACTTTCTTAAAACCGTGAATCCCCACTTTCAGGATGTATGGGATGGCAACAAAAAGGCTGAAATACGATTTAATGACAGGTTATTCGAAGTGGGCGATGAAGTCTACCTACAGGAGTATGATCAATACAAAGATTTATTTAGTGGCCGAGAGGTTCGTTGTGATATAACTCACATACTTCGTGATTACCCCAAATTACAAGAAGACTATGTGATGTTTTCGCTTAGTAACGTACGGCAAATAGAAATTGCAACCATCAACATTATTTAAAAAGGAGTCCCAATGAGCAAAGAGATAAACCCGTGTCCTGAGATTCCATATTTCGGAGCCACTTACCCAGATGCAACATGCGTTAATGGCTACTTATGGGATTTAGATAAATGTGATGAAAATGGCCTTATTGAACCGGGTGAGAAGGTGCCATGTCCCTTTTGTAATAAAGCAAAGTTTATGCAGCTGCAAAAGGATAATGAGGAAAACCTGGAGTCCGTTGAGAGCTGGATCGAAAAGATGAAAATTAAATACGGAAGTTAAAACTATAAAGCAAGTAAAATGAAACTATCAGATAAATTAGAGCAATTACGTAATGACATTGAAGAATACGAGCCTTATTCAGATGAAATACAGGATGGCTTTCAGCGATCTATTGACCACGCTGAGTCAATGGAATGGAGACTGGAAGAAAGGGAGCAGCAGATAAAAGACATCATTAATCTGATAGACGAAATGGTGATTAAAAGAGCTAAGAACAGGGATATATCAGAAAGTAATTCCGTGATTATTTGCTTAGAATTCTTAAAAGATGCAATTATTGAAATAACCAATATTAACTCCGGACAGTAGAAAACCTACTACCAGAACAAATTAGTATTCACCAAAGCTACACCACCTTCCTACACAATGGAGATGGGAGCTGCGATAGTAAAAAAGAGAAAACACAATGAGCATATTACAAGAAAAAGACAATCCCCTTTTTGATGAACTACAAAAAGAAATGCATAGAGTGATTGCGGAGGTGCAAAACAAAGCAGAAAAAGACCCTAAGAGATTTAAAAATCTTACCTATCAGGATTGCGCCAATGTTTATTTTCTATGCAAAATAGGAGAGCTGAAAAACCAAATCGATCAACTAAAACCTTCCGGTGGTGGTCAGCCGGGCGAAAACAAATGAAAAAAACAGGAATAGAATTAAGTATGATCATGCCTAATTCTACTGATGAAAAGATTGTCAAATGGTCATGCGTACCGAGAGTAGATGAAATAATTGTTTTTGAACGAGAACTCTACTTAGTGAGAGACATTTGGCATAGCATGGAGTTGGGTAAAATACGTGTATTTCTAAAAACTAAGCCTTTATAACGGGGGTAAAAAAACATAATGGAAAAACTGGATAACATCAGTAAAATAATTATAGCTACGTCAACCATAAGCTACATGGCAAGTAATTTATCAAGGGTGAACGAACAACTCAAGATGCTTTCAATAAAATTACCTGAACTGAAAGACCAAACTAATGTACATGATATTGTACTGAAGAAAACTGTTGCGCAATTGGCTCATATCATGGAAGACTTGGGTAACTACATTTCGGATGTTGGCATTGTGGCTCCTATAGACGAAAGAGTTACAAAAGAAGCTTTTGAAATTGTAGTTCATGGCAAAGATGAAACTGGCCTTTAACCCCTCAATACACATGGAGAAGAAAATAGAAGATTACTTACACCTTTATTTAGGATGCGAAGTTCTTATTAATAGTGGCGATATACATAACGAAAAGCTAATTATTGATTATGACTTCTTGAACACTTATTACGAAGTAGAGGGAGGTTATTTCATGAATAATCCGATACCCCTGCTACGCCCGCTATCAAGCATGACAGAAGAAGAGGCTAAAGAAATGGATATGCAGGATGTACAAATTTCAATGATAGCCCATCCTTCTTTTATGCCAGTAGATATTTATTTCAACGCCAAGCAAATGAGGATACTACTTGAAAAAGGTTTCGACCTGTGGAGTCTGATTGATGCCGGTTTGGCTCTTGACGCTACTAAAATAGAGTAAGATGAAACAACACCTATCTATAACGGCCGCTTATGTTTTACCTGGCCTTGTGAGAAGTATGGAGGCGGCATCTATTGTGGAAGTTATTTGCGACTACTTCTCTATGAAGCCGGAAGACCTCCGAAAGAAAACCAGAAAGCAAGAGTTTGTATTTCCCAGGCATCTTGGTTATTACCTGATGCAGAAGTACTGCTCAAATAAGGAGATTACACTTGCTGAAATTGGCCGAATATTTAAGCAGGACCACGCAACTGTGATAAATGGCATTAAAGTCATTAACAATTATCTGTACACGAAAAGTGCTCGCGGAAAGATGATAAAGGAAGTAGAGGCACTCTTGGTTAGTCGTGAAAGAAACAGCCTGGGAGAATACCTATTGCAGGGCCTGAAAAGGCGTAGCGATATGATGGCCTCTAGCTACACTCCTCCAAGAAGAAAAATATCAATTCTTGCGGATGATTATAAAACCGTCTGCAATGAACTGAATGTAACACCAGGACAAAACGAACTTCTAGGTGTAGACTTTGGCACATCATATATATTCTTGGAGACAGAAGGATTCGAAAAAGAGCTACACGAATATGACAGTAAAACGATAATAAAGTACATGCCAGTCGTGGCACAACAAGTGTAAAACCCCCAATAGATTAAGTGTAATTATGGAATTAGTAGTAATTGACAAGCAAGAGCTAACAGGTTTATTAAAAATCATCATAGAAGAAAGCGTGGAAAAGAGTGTGAAAGAAGCCGTAAGCAATGTTCGCACCTTGCTTGATGAAAAGTGGATCACAAGTAAGATTGCAAAGGATTTAAGTAATTGTAGGCACCATGATACCTTTAAGGCATTTTGCTTGCGACACAGGATTGAAACATCAAAGACAAACGGAAAAGCTATACTATATAATAAACAACAGGTGGTGGACGGTGTCGAAAAAGACAAGACCAACTAATTATTTATACAACTTTTTTATTGCGGCATCTACATCATCATTATGCAAACTTCCGGCATAACCAACAGATGTTTCTAGCTTTTTATGCCCCAGTAGCTTTTGCATCATTCTAGGATCTTTCAATTTCCTGTCCACGTTTGATGCAAAAGTGTGTCTCGCTATGTGTGTTGTAAGGTTGCTATTCAACCCCAGCAGCTTGCCCAAGTGTCGCAACTGTTTATTAATAGCCCCGATTCTATTATCAATAAACCTTTTCTTGTCTTCCACAGCCTCGTATTCCTTTCTGTCTGCTATTGGGAAAACAAAATCATCAGGCTTCATTTCAGGGGTGATATAATACGAAAGTATCTTTTTCGCCTCTGGGCTAAGTTTGAAACGGAAAAGATCACCCGTTTTACCCATTCTGTATTCCATTTCGTCACCAATAACAGCTTTCCTTCTCATTATAATTACATCGCCTATGCGCATACCAAGGCAATTGTATTGGAAAAGAAAGTAGTTCCTACAATGCCATGCCGGACTTTGCTTGGCAAGTGGAAATTTACGCAGGTCTTTTAGATTATCCTGGGTCAGATGCACCTTTTTACCCTTCTGGGTTTTTGGTATTGACCAGGAAAGGATGGGGTTGTCAGATTTAGAGATATAATCTTCGGCGGCCGCTTTTTCAAACACACTGTTCAGTTTAGCAAAGTAGGTGTTAATGGTATTAGGGGAGAGGGGAGACCCGTAAGGCCCTTTCTTTGCCCGAAGCCAGGTGAGCATATTGTTTAAAAAGGCCGTATCAATCTCCTTGTATGTCAGCTTGTCTCCAGAATGCTGCTTTTGCAGAATGTTTTTAAGAATGCTGTAAGCGTTTGCGTTGCCATGCCTGCCAGCCTTCTTTAGTCGATCAACATGCAGATCAATAAAGTCGTAGATGTTTTTTGATCTTTTAGGCTTCTTGATTTCCAGCAATGCGCTCTTGCCTTCTGATTCTGCCTGTATCGCCCTGCCTTCGTACTCATTGAGCTTGTCCCTAAGAAGCATATTGAGCGCACGGTGGTTAGGCCTCTTACTGCTAAATTGCCCATCCTTCCACTGGTCAGGAGCAGCCGAGTAACCAAAAGAAAAGTACTTGCGGTCAGCCCCTTCTGAAACACGAATCATAACAGGATGCTCTCCGTTGCTCAATGTCTTGCTTATATAAAGTATTGCCGTAACTTTAGCCATGCCTAGCGGTTTACATGACAAATGTAACCGGTTTACAGTACAGTTTACATTTTAAATAAATTATTTGAACTGATACGAATAAATGCAAATTGGCTTAAAACGACAAAAGCCCTGATTTCTCAGAGCTTTTCCGAAATTTGATAGTTCAAATTACTTCATTATATGTACCCAGCGCCGGAGTCGAAAAATACAAATAACTATCTTATAGTCAGTATAATATGTCTTTTTCTAGCTGAATGGTTTACATTAGGTTGAATAGAGCAGGGTAGAGGTTATTTTATTTGCAGTTCTTCACCAACTAGAGCGAAGTAAAGGTTTTGAAGCTGGTGTACCCATTCAATTTGCACGGAATACATTTGGCTCTCATACGCTGAGTAATGCAATCCACCTTCAAGCAGCTCAAGGACGAATGATTGTCTAGGCTGTGGGGAATTGACTTCCACTTCTGGTTGCCACACACCCGCGTTAATTTGCGTAAAACCAAACCTCAGCAACCATTCTTCTGTAAGAAGAATAGGTGATATGTCAGACACCTTATACTCGCTGCCCTTGCCTCTCAATCTTACATGCTTTCCTAATATCCTTTCAATGCGACCGTGTCCAGAGCTAGAGTCATAAGCTCCCTCGATATAGCGCACTAGGTTATTTATTCTAAGTTCGTTGGGCTGGATCATAAGGCTAATATACAAAAACAAAAGCAGCCCGAAAGCTGCTCTTATTTCAAATGAACCGAACTGGTGCGCCGTAGCGTATCGGTTACTATAAATTTGTATATTTACGTCGAAGCGTACCGGAAACGGATTAAGTCCAGGCTCCCAAAATATTAACGGGGATTGGGGCGTAAAAGCCTCAATCGTAGGGCCTGTAAAATTCTTATTAACCTCTTTGAGTCCAAAGGATCGTGACACGGCCGATCACGAAGGGTAACTACGCTTCTTTTTTTTACCACTCCCACCCAGGCGGACAGCTCGTGTCTTTGTCGACCTAAATCTTTATCTAGCTTCAGTAAGGGGTAATCTTATCTTAATTTCCTTGTTGTTCTGCAGGTGGATCTTTCTTGGCGGTTTGCGCTCCAAAGCCTAAACCTGCTCCCAAGTATGCAATAACTTTAGCTGCAGTTACAATTCCTGCAGGTAAACCTAATGATATACCTACTGCAGGCGCTCCAATGATAAGGCCGCTAACAACTACTGCGGCAGCACATATTTTTACTAGCTTCTTCTGGTAGTCTGGACTCTCTGCAGACAACCTTTGTACGGTTTCTTTTAGCATGATATTATTTTTTAATGGTTAATACTTGTCCTCTTTGCTTGCCCGCAGGATTATAGCTCACGTGCACCCATGATGGTACACCGTTGGCATCCGGGTACTCGTTAATCAGCTGGTCAAATGGCAGCTTTAGCTCCTGAATTTTATTGAACAACCACAGGTTATCTGCCTGAAAGTCTTCAATGTCTGCAGCACAGCCGGTAAGGTGTTGGCTTATTTTACTTCCGCCTACCACTTTATTGAGTGCCGCACAACGATAGCCATTATTAACATGTAATGAATGACCGATTGCATCCCGAAGCGGCTGCAGTATATTTTCGCACAGCGCCTGCAGATTCTGCTGAACTATTGGAGATGGCGCAAACTGCTCCTTTATCCCTAGTCTTGTTGCCGTTCCACTGGAAAGCATTTCCTGCAGAGTAAAGTTTTTTGTTAGGTTCATTTTGTTGCGCTTATATGTTCTGTTAATTTCAATTGCATACTATGTAGCTCGTCCTTCAGCTTGCCTATGCTGTCATTCAACGAATCAATCTTTTTGAATAGCACAGTTACTTCATCTCTATGCCTCTTAAGGATGGAGTCCAGGTATCTCATGCCTATAATACCTATTAGCGTTAATAATAAAGGCAGTAGCCAAAGTGAAAGTTGTGGGGTCATTATCTGCGTTTTTGAAGGTTAATTAATCGGCTCTACTATCAATTCGGCGTCTTCTCCAAGCTGAATATATGCATCAAATAGTGCCAGTGCATCTTGTTCGTTTGGGGCCTCTATGACCATTACTATGTATCCAGAAACCTCTTCTGGGAATGACGGTAGTCTATATTTGAATCTAAATTTTTGCATCATACTATATATAGTTCTTCATCTGCAGCTTTAATGGTCATTGTGGCCGTACCGGCGTTTGTTATTCTATAGTAACTGCCTGGCGGAACAATGCACCATATGTCAACATCAATAGCGCTTGTCATTGTCACGGTAATACCAAGCACTTGAGCTAAAGAATGCACTTTTGAATCCCTTTGCGTTGTCGGCGTAGCAGCGGTATCGCTTAAGAGATTCACAGTTCCTGTTTGTCCAGCAATAAGAGTTGAGGTACATGATATAGTGCACGTAACTCGAACTCGCATGTAATACCCGCTATTGTTTTGATAGTTTGTATTAAATGCCCTACTTACAGATGTAGCTACTATTTGCAGTCCAGAATTATCTACTAGCGCTATCATGTGCTTTCCTGTGCTAAAACTGTACTATCTGTAGCGCCTTCTCTTATCGCGAATATTGCGCTTGTCTCTATGTTTGGGGGCCTAATTACGATTGACTTCCCAGGCCCAAGCCTAATGCCTGTAGCCGCTGTTACCCCAGTAATGCCAATTCTCACATTTGCATTTCCCTGATTCTGTATAACAGCGCCCTTTCTTAATACGTTTGCTGCCAAAATTTGTACAGCAGTACTCGAAACAGCAGTAGCGGTACCATTCGAAAAAGCACTTGTTGTAGTGTCTGCAATTGTTAATCTGAAACCAGAATCAAGACGCAGGCGATCCCAAGTGGTGCCATTAAAGCCCATTAAAAATGCCTGTGACTGCTCTAGGTCTGTTTCATTGCTGTATGCATCCATAGGTTTCTGGGAAGAGGATTTTCCTCCAACTCTGTCATATACAACTTGCAATCTGAAAGACGTCTGAGCAGAAGCGCCATTCGTGTAAACAATTCTAAAGAAAATACCTTGCCTTGGCACACCGATTGTCTTTCCTACGCCTGCTGATATTGTATAAGTGTCAACAATATCCCAGTTAGTGCCGTCTGATGACTGCTGAATTGATAATCCATCCGTTGCGGAGGCAACATTAGAAAACACATATATCCTTATCTCCTTATAGCCTACAGTGCTTTCAGATGTTCCAGTAAAAACAGCATTAGAGCCAAGGTTTGTTGTGCTGGAATTTACCCCCAATGCAGACGGAACATTGTCTGATAATACAACTCTTGCTGTCTTAGTCGTTGCTGCACCTGGCCCACCATCTATTCCGGCTTGCCCTGCAATTAAATTAACTTTTGCCCTGTTGGATTCATTCCAATTAGTAAGGTTGTCCGTATTTGATTTTACTAGTAGCTGTGTGGCTTCTAAGGCAAATGGATTACTTACTGTAGTGTTACCTTCAAAGGGGTCTAGTGTGCCTGGTGTTGGCGTAGAAATAAAAGCTAGCGTACTTTCATTATACCATAGGGTAGCTCTTAATGATGGTGTAGTGGTTGTGGTGTCAAGCACTAGTATTTGAGAGATAACATTCCCGGTTGTATACCCAGTACCTCCGGCGTTAGCTTTGTACTGATTTCTGCTGAATTCTACATCATTAGATGACGAGGCCTGAACGCTAGGGCCAACAGGCAAATATGTTGTGCCATCGGGCAACGAATAGGTAATAGTTTTAACGCCCGTACCTTCGTTTAGTGTAACGGTCCTTATGTAAACAGTATTAGAGTTGCCGGTATCTATCCATACTGTCTCTTCAAAATCTTTCTGGTTTTGAAGCTGCGTGAGAATATTCCCCAGAATAGAATTGCCAGCTGATTGCGTCTCCTCTGTTGCGGGATTAATTCTTACGTTTGTGGCATTAAGAATACCTACATTCCCAGTGATAGCCGTACCAGTGTTTAACTTCTGGTATATGGCGTATAAAATACGCCTTATCGGGTTAAATTTTATGCTCATAAGTAGCGCGTTACGGTTACGGCCATATCTGCATTATGTGCAGTCACAATTAATTTTTGGCCTGGCATAAGGTTTAATTCGCTGTTTTCAAATACTATAGGGAAGGACTCCTTGGCAAGTATTGGCTCGTCTCTTATGAAATAATGCTGTGATTGCAGAGCATTTTCATCTGTATGAATAGCAACGTCGAAGGTGCTGTCTGTAGAAGAATTGTTTCTAACCACAGCGCCATCCAGCCTTATTCTACTGTTTGCGTCTACTTGAACAGCAACAACTGTTGGATTGGTGGTGTTTAGATTTAATTGCCCATTAACTGTTGCCATAGCTTAACATATTTGCCTTCCTGTTGTATCATACCTGTCTTTGAAGCCTACTTCTACACGGCTGTTTTTATTGTACACCAGGAAGTCTGGCGCGTAACCGCTTTCGTATTTCACTTCTATGTTTTGGTATTCAGGATTGTCGTTTAATAAACAGTAATCAGTTGCTTTTAATTTCTCACTCAAGAATGCATTATACCTCAGTGTTTCATGCGTTCTGTAGTTCAACAACCCGCTTTTGAACAAGTATTTTACAATCACCTGATCTTTGATGTTCTTTAAATACCCGGTTTCATATTTCACTTCTGTTAGTTCCAATTCGTCTGTCTGGAAGCCGAACATGCCTCTTACTCGTATGCTATCGAACCAGTTTATGTTGCCGTAGTCAACACGAATCTTGCGATTGTTTACGCCACTTTGCGTGCCATTTAAATACCAGTCAAAGCGCACAGAGCCATCAGCATTAGCATCCGTATATGTTTTCAAACAGTACATTTCAGAATACCACACTGTAGTGCCAAGGCCGCTTCTTTCAGCTTTAATTCGGTAGAACCCTTCTCCAAAGTCAGTTAGTACCATTTGCCAAATCACATTAATCCCTTTAAACTCTTTCGTGGTATTGTATTTTGCCCAATCGTAGAAAGAGCAGTAAATACTAGACGAGTTCAAGCTATCCATTGGCAACCATGCAGCGCTATATTTCTCTAGAGTGAAACTCCAATCGTCTGCCGGTAAATCCCTATCAAACAAGAAGCTACTTGTATCATTCCTTAGTGGATCAGAGCTGTTTGGGTCTGCTAATACACCAAGCGCATCAATGCCAATCTCGCAACATGCAGGAGGGTTAACAGAACTCCTTTCTGGTGTCGTTGGGTCTGGCATTGGCCCTACGTCTATTTTTGTGCGCAATGCAAAAAATACACCGGGGCGAGTATTGTCGTTAAGCTGTATAAGCATTAGGTGCAGTTTATATTGATTACTTGGGTTATTTTACAATTAGGGCGAATGCTGTCAGTGAGTGTAAGCGTAACAACATCACTCCCGCCATAAGCACCAAACAGGTAATTTCCATTGGTTGTAATATTCATTGGCGTAGTTCCGAAATCGTCCGTTACTATCCAGGTGCGACCCTTTGTAGCTATCATATTGATAGAGATATTACCAGCAGGACATACAGAAGAAATATCCGTTTCAGGCAATTGACACCCTTCTACCTGACCTTCACATGGCACTACATCTAAACCAATGCAGTACTTTTTACAAACAGGCACACCATCGCAGATTGATAATACATATCCATCTCCACAGGTATAGCCGCTTTTTTCTCCAGTCACAAATGGCTGACCAATAAAATCAGTATGGCTTGAAATGATTTTGTTTGTGAAGTTTTGCGGAACGCCGTTTATATCATGGTTTAGTTGCGCATAAAGGCCGGCAGCTGTTATACAAGAGCCTACTGGATATGGTCCGGCTATGTCGAATGAAAGCCCTGACGCAGATCCAGAAACAGCATTAAGCATTTCTACTTTAATGGTATTTTGACCAGAAACAAGCGGAAGTCTATAAAAATTAAAATAATCATCACCTTGGGTTGTTGGCGGGATGCCGAATTTTTGTTTGGTGTAAACCTCAGTACCCCTGCATTCTGATAGTGGAATACTGTCTTGCCCCAAAATAACGCCATTAACGGTGATGCGACATATATCATCTACCGTAAAGCCAATGATATAATCTCCATCGTCTCCATTAAGACAAAATGAAAACCCTATGTATTCACACGTTGGAACTTGTGGAGTAGTAGTCCATATACCCCCAAAATATCTGTTTTTCCAAAAAGCACTTTTCAAGCCTTCGAATCCAGTAAAATTACCGTCTATTTCATCGGGCATAATAGACGCGCCTCTTTCATTTGGATTGTGATTTCCTGGAGCACCAGTATAGGTAACGCCGGTTACTGTTGGTTCCATAGTTCCGCAAACTACAGGAGTCTCGGACCCTGTTTCATTTTCGCATTGATTTGTTTCTGCATTATAAACATATCCATCCGGGCAAACGCAAGCGCATGGAAACTCTAGCCTTGTGACACCTTGCGTTGTTATGCGATCGTAATTAGGCAATCCATAAGTACTTAGCTTGCCTGCAAGCGAAGGACCTGTATAAGCAAAGCCACAACCTACACCTAAGACATTAGGGTCTTGTATTTTATAGAGGGTGTTAGCTCCAAACGCTGCTATGTAAATCACATTATTAGGGCCAATCTGCATCTGACCTAACCTGTCTGTGTTGGCAAAGATATTTTCAACACTTCCATCTATACTGCCAGCGGTAAGATCAAACTGGTTTATTTCATTTACTGCTGACGGGTTTGCGAAATCAGTAGTAGCAACATACAGGACATTTTTATTGCTACTAAACTCTGCACCGTATACTTTTGCTCCTGCGCTTGGCAGTGGTACTGCAACACCGATTGTTTTCGTGGTTTCGTTGAATGGCAATAAATAAGCCTTATCGGTGTATGCTGTATCAATCAGATAGCCATTATTATTTGATTTCAGTACACCAATATTTGCTGCATTCGGGAAGTCCAGGTGATACAGCCATTGAGTGTCTGCATCATTTTCAAATGGAACAGTAGAGGGCGTATAGTTAGCTGTATACCTACAAATCGTAGAACCCCGAACCTCATCAATTGCGCCATTGAATACGTCTACAGAAGTTTCAGCTGTTTTACCAATGTAAAGTGGCGTTACCAGGTCTGGCACACGGGGATTATCGCAAAGCGCAGAATTATCCAGCACTCCATTAATAAACATCCTTATGGTTGTGCCATCATAAGAAACAGCAACGTCATATTTTGTGTTAAACGCAAGGGTCGCATTACTTACGATCTGGAAATTGATCGAAGTACGAACGTAGAATCTTAGTTTGCCGGCCTGCAGGTCGAAACGGAAATTTGTATCGAAGCTGCCTGAATTACCGTTTTTTGCAACAATAACCCCTGTCAGTGCTGTATTATTGGTTCTTATCTTAGCTTCTACGGTATAGTTTCCTTGAATACCAGTTCCGCTTCCGGTTATTTTCACGCCCTGCGAGTCGTCATTTATACCCCTGTTAATTCCATCAAATTCAAGCGCTTTATTGAATCCTGAGAACGGAGAGGTAATCAACGCAGGAAGTGGCAAGCCTACAGTTTGCCCGGTAAAACCATTGCTACTTGAATCCACGACAACGGAAAGGTTTACCGCCGGATAAGATGGGCCAGGTTGCATGCTCGGCACTCCAAATCCAGAAGCTGTAAAAGGCACTACTATATAATCGTTGGAGTTTCTGCTTCTTGCAATCCAAAAGCGATCACCGTTCGCAGAAGTATACATTGTTTGCTTTTCAGCCGCCCTGGTGGCCGCACTTATAATCGGCTGATTAACTACAATGAACGTTTCTGTAGTACTATCGTATATGTGGAATCTTGGGCAATCGTCTGTCGACAGATCAGGAAGGGTGGCAAACCAAAATTTCGTAGTGGTTACCTTGTCGCGAATAATCATTGCGCCCTGAGAGGCCGTCTTCTTTCCTTTCAACACATTACTTACAACTGCATTCGTTCCAGACCAAGCAACTTCTCCGTCTGTATAAACAATGATATTGCCGTTATTGTCACATGCTACCGCTGTGGCAAACGGGCTGTTCAGTAGTGCTGTAGTAAATGGTGTTGGATCTCCGTTTACATCAAGTGTTTTAAAAGTAACGCCAGCCTCACCGCCAAACACCCATCCTTCTGAAAGTGGGTTCGGCTGCTCAGAAACCTCCTTAAAGCAATTGCCGCTATCTTCATCATAGGTAAACCCGGCAGGGCAAGTACAGGTCTCGGTTTGTATTGGCGTTATCTTGCCAAGCCTTGCTGTTATAGTGTATGTTTTGGCTGGATCAACAAAAGACATATTCAAAATAGCATCCAAAACAACTGTGAAAGGGCCGGAGCTTTTCACCAGACGGGCCATGTTACCGTTTAATCCAATCCACGGCGTGTCAGTCTCAGGATTAAACAATGTACTTATCTGCCGTATGCTTTCTATTGTCCCTGATCTGTATTCGTATATCTCCAGGATGCCATAAAAGTCAGTGTTGGCAAAATTGTAGCAATCCAGTCCGTTGCCAGTGAAGGTGGCCTGAACCCTTGTGTTGTTGGTTTTAGAAAGGAATGGCGTAAGATCAAAACCTGTCGTTTCCTCAATGCATTTTATCTCCCCAATTACAGGGCATGCGTCATATTGCTCATAATTGAGGACGTAATGACTACCAATAACCCTTACTATGCCAGTGCCAGAATTTACACCAGCGCCAACAGTAATATTGTGGTCAGCGTAAATCTTTAAATTCCAGTTGCCGGAGTTAATATACTCTGAGTAGTTATTCCATTTCTTGTTATCCTTGCCTATGAAGTAGCTATCCGCATTTGATTGTGGCAGCCATTCTTCAAAGCGTTCTTTATAGGCATATTTAAGTGTAAAATATTTACTGCTTGGTGTTTCCTGCGCTACTTCTTCTGTGAGGGAAACCTCTAGCTTTGGGTCACCGGTAGGCAGCTTAAAATTCCTTACAGTGTTCAAGCCTATCGGCATCGTCATTGTCTCCAGCACAAAGCTCCTGCCGTCAACGCCATTTTCAGCCACAATGGAAAGGACAATATTGCTCAATGCGGTATCGTCTCCAGTAGTGTTCTTTTTCAGCACCTGCACATCTCCTATTAGCAGTACTCCGTCTTCTATCCAGCCTTTATAATCAGTTGTTCCGTCGGATGCCTGCACAAAAGGGTGTTCCAGAAATCTCATTTTTGTAGTAACAACGCCATCCAGGTTATAATACCCTTCCAGCTGCCCTTCGTCAATCAACAACGCTACTTTATCGGTAGCCTTCAAATCTGTTTTAGCCCCGCTTTGTGTCTCCACCCAAAGCGCATATTTGTTTGAACTGCCGGTAATGGCATATTTAAACTCTACAGTTACTTGGGTCGCTGAGTTGAATGTTACTTTGTAATCAGAAATATTATTGAAAACCGTTGCAGCGCCTGGAATAGTTTTAGTGGCATACGAAACGTTGAAGTTTGTAAACAGGTCGTTCGCAGGATTCGTGTATACTGTATCTGCTACTTTTTCGGCAAAATACAGATCAACGCGCTGACTTGCGTTATTGGTGAATGCTGCTGGTGATACGCATTTTAAAACAACCTTCACACGAGTAACAGCGTTACTTAATAGGCTGCTTACATTATTCCCGCTAGTGTCCTCACGGTATTCAACGCTGTCAACAGAAAATTTACTCGGAAGGCTATTTCCTTCTTCACCCCACCATCCCACAGCACCTTTTGCCAGGTACTTTTTGATATTCTCTCCATCAGTAGACAACCGGAAATTCTGATTGTCAGTAGCCATTTCAATTTTGAACGTGTAGCGCGGACTTTTTGCATCGGAATATTGATCTGAAAGTGATATATCAAGCTTATCGTTTGCATCCAGCCAGTCTGTAATTACAGTAGGTGTTACATAGAACGTATGCTCAATCTGGTAATACGAATCTTGTAAATAACCAACTCCTGCAGTACCTGTAATTCTTGTGATGGTAACGGCCTGGTCGGCAGGCGAACCAGTGATCCAGTGTTTTGTATTGTAAAGTGGCTGTAAATTGTATGTAGAAGCGGTGGCAAACTCAGCGCTATTTTGCAGGATATAAGCCATTACAGCTTTGTTATCCAGCCTAGAGAAGAAAGTATCCGGCTCGTCATTTTCCACCGTGTTATACATGAACTTTACAGCATTGGGAATGCTTATTCCATATACGCTACAAGTAACTGTAGTGCTATTGAAAGGGCCTCCGGTGATTAATAGATGTTGATCGTCAACGCTATCAATGATATACTCCCCTTCATTCACACCAGAGCCAACAACCCGAATTTTATCACCAGGTAAAAAGCCGGCATTCAACCATGAAGCGTTTTTGCCTAAAATGATCTGCTTGCCATTGAATTGCATTTCAGTATTGACAACTTCCCAATGCAGATAGAATTTAATCCTGGCTTTTACGTAACTACCAATACAGCCGCGTAAATTAAACGCAGGAGTGCCGTTAAAACGATCAAAAAACTCTATGGAGAATATATCTATCATAATGCCTTAATTGCTTCTAAAACCTTTTCTTTTACCGATGCAGGGGCATTGTTAGTTTTGATACCAATGCTACCATCTACCATAACCATAATCTCTATGGTATGACCATCTATTACTTTTGATATGCGCTCTTTCGCCTCCAAAACATTAGCCTGTTTCTGCAGGTTTTCAAACAGAGCATTCAGGTCTTTTTTTGCAGAATTAATACTCTTCGAAAAGGCATCTGGACTGGAAAACATTTTATGGTAATTATCTGCCCCCATCTTTTACGTATGTTTCAACTAGGTTAGTAGTATATGTTTGGTTGATCTCAAAGGATATGCTTGCTGAGTTTTGGAAAGGACTGTATTTCAAGCTCCTTATTCTGGCCGATTGCCCGCGGTATGTTGCGTAGTTATTATTAAGCAGTAACAGGAAATCTTCACAGCACATATCTATCTTGTCCAGGTCGTATCTTATCCACTGATTACCCTTTGTATTTCCGGCCTGCGGAACAAAGCTCTTGGTGTAGTGGTACTTTTTCCACATCTGTTCTGCACCAAAGTTTGCTGCGAAATCGTCTCTCACTTTTCCGCTGGTATCTTTCAGTAAAAGCATGCGGGGCGATCCGGTGAAGTGCGTGTCAAGTATTAAGCAATATTTAGATGCAGACTTCGGAATTGTAGGTAATGGGTTACTTCCACCGCCTATATTGGCAATAGCATTAATAATACCGGCCAGGAAGTTGTACACATCTATCATTATGGCCTCCAGATCAGAAGTGGTGGTCTTCACATAGCTTAATGAGTAGTTAAAATCAGTCCTGCTTAATCCTTTGAGCAATACGGCCTTTTTATCATTGATAACTTTCGGCCGCATTGTTACCTGGTAGTTTATGCCCGATATGTTGTTATAACTCCACAGGTCTGTATTGTCATTGCGATACGAAAGGAAGTAGTTACTTACCGCCTCACTGGCGTTTGTAGTGTAGAATTCGTTGCAAACATCTGGTATTATAAATCCGCTAGGATTATTGTAGTAGTTTTCGTTTTCGAAGTACACAACACCGTTAATCAACTTGGTTTTTGCATTGAAATACTCTTCCATTTCACGCAAGTAATCACCAAACGTGCCCGGATAAAGGGCCGTTTCGTTGTTTGCTTTGCCCACAAATGCGCCCGGCACATCTTTTGTCGGCATATATACCAGGTCATTGGCTAAGCCGGTCATTATAGTGCTGCTGAAAGTATAGCCCAGGAACTCACAGCCCCTTTGAAACAGTGTTGATAAACGAATTGCCTTATGGTAGTAAACAAATGGGAAGAGAAGAGTAAATAACTTTTCTACCAGGTCAATAAGTGCTATTATGACTAGCGCTAAATACCCAAGCAATAAAAGTATTTCTGCTGCTGAGAATAATGGGCCAGCAATTGCACTCGTAAAACCACCAGTTGCAATAAGTGCTATGGTTTGCGTTGTAATATCCGCTATTCGTTTTGCAATCTCGTAAGTCTCTTTCAATAACACGTATACACTTACGGCAGCCAGCAATATCTCAACGTACTGAGGATATTTGCCTATTACGTAGTTAATTGGCAGATAGTCAGCGCTTGTTATTCTTCCTGGTGTGCCAGCCGGTAGCGTTGTCAGATATTCATATCGGAAACTATCGGCAACCTCGTTAAGGAAGTCAATGCTGTCTCTTTCAATTGTGGCGGACTGTACACGGATGGGTGATAGCTTCGCAGTAGTAAGGTCAATAAGAGCTTTTACCATTGGTGTAACCACTCCGTCACATATCAAATCCAGCTCCAAAGAGGGGGCCTCAAATATTCCTACACCACCCGTAAGCCCATCAGCTATATGTTTGGTCAGGATGTCTTTTGCATCATCAGTAAATTCAAAATCAGAAGTAGTAAGTTTAGGCTGGCCACTCATGTATGACAGCTCCAGCGTAAGCGCTGGCCAATCCGTCGGAGGCGTTGTTTGCACTCCGGCTACTATAGATCGTAGTTGTGCCTGTGCCATTATCCGCCTATTCTTTTAGATCTTTTGTGAATGGTGGTCTTTTTCATACCACTACTTATTTCCTCTTCCACAAACTCCCCAAGCTTATTGAATGAGAAATTACTTACCGGCTTAGCGGTAATTGCTTTCTCAATAGAATTAAGCCTGTCTATTATTTCTTTGGAGTTATCCGCCGCTGGCTTGCTGATAATAAGAGTCTGTAATTGTTCGTTTTCTCTGGCGAAATAATCATCTGCCAATGGGCCAGTACGTGCAAGTTTTTTGAGTGCGCTGAAATTACCCTTACCAAGATTGCGCATTTCTCTCTTGCCGAACATCCCTTCTTCGCCTTCCATTTCTACCAGAATGCCGCCTTGACCATGAGTTCTGCCGTAGCTTATGCCGTTAGATGCAACACCGCCGCCCTTTCCTTGTCTAGATATTTCATCATATAAATTACCCTCTGTACCATGCTCTAGACGCGCTGCGATCGCATCAGCTATTTCTACCTGAATAAGTGCCTTTGCCGCCGCTGTATTGGGGTTGTCTTTTGCATACTCCGCAACCAGGTTAAAGAAAGATTGTAGTTTTGCAGCCTTTTCAGCATTCCTTCTTGTTTCTTCCTGCTTTCTCTCCAGCTCAGCACGTTTTCCCTCTTCAAATGCAAGCGTGTTTTCCAGGCCACGGGCAGCAAGTTCCGACTGTTGAGAAATGTTCCTGGCTTGTGTGGCTAACTGATCGTTAATAGCAACAGACTTTCTGTTTAAAGCATCCTGCAGGCCACCCAAAAAAGAATTGATACCAGAAACGGCCTCATCAATATTCTTTTGCCTGCGCTGACGTTCTTCGTCCAGTTGCTTGCTTATAAGTTGCTCCAGTTCTATCTCAGCTTTCAGCCGCCTAGCGTTAGCCTCTTCGGTTGTGTCTGTTATGGACTGAATCTCAAACTTCTTTATATTGATTTGCTTCTGGGTGCTTTCTCGCTGAATCTTCTCTATCCTGTCATTTAAAGACCTTAAGCTAAATACCCTCTTCTTTTCGGCATTTATTTCCGTTGCCTCCTTTAACTGGAGTTGTTTTTCAACCCGGCTAATATCCCTGGCAATAGCATCACGGTTTATTCGCTCAATATTCGCTACGTGATTCCTTTCCTGTAGCTCAAGCAGTTCTTTTACCTTCTTGTCTTCATTCAGGCCTTTATATCTTCTTTCGGTGGCCTTTTTCTCTTCTTGGGCACGTATGTTTTCTACAGCAATTGCACGTTCTCTTTCTATCTGTATCTGATTAGCTTGTAGTGTTTGTAGTGAAACATCCAGCTCTTTATTCAGCTTTATTCTTTCTTCTGTCAGCTTTCTTTCCTGCTCTGTCTCCGCTTCTGCCGAATCGCCATATTGTTCTGTTTTTTGGCGTAATGAATCCAAAAGCTGAATTCGCTTACTTATCGCCTGGAGGTCTTTTGTAAGGGAAGGACTAAGAGATAGCTTCTGGAAGTCTATTTTAGAAAGATCTATATCACTGATATTTTTGAATACACGTCTAGCAATAGCTTCAATATTGTCCGCTGTCGTTTCATTCAGGGTCTTCAATTCAGTAACCCTCTTTTGCTTTTCATCAAAAGACAATTCATCATTCTTTAAATCGTTCTGAACTGCTACCTTCCTGTTATTAAAGAAATCTATCTGTATTTTACTTTCCAGCTCAAACTGACGCAATGCTTCTTCAAACTCCTTATCCCTATTTTCTTTTTTCTTTTTATTCCTTTCTTTTTCTAACTCTATAAGGTCTGCATCTGCCTTCTGCTGGATATTTTTTATTTTTTGAGTCCCAACCTCAAATACCCTAGCATTATCTTCTTGGGCTTTTTGCAGGGCCTCAGTGCCCTCCTTTAAAAGTCTAGTTGAATTCTCGAAATTCCTACCAGCAATGTTTTCCCTTGTTCTTTCTGCCTGAGCTTGTGAGATTTTCTTTTCTGCGTTTATCCTTTCATCAATTGTTTTCTGCAGGTCTTTCCTAAGGTCTTCTTGGGCATTTAAAATCTCCTGATCAGCACGCTCAACAATAGAAACTCTTTTCGCTTCGAACTCATCTATCTTGCCGATAGCTTTATCGAATTCCGCTTGTGTTATTTTGCCATTACTTAATGCAAGATTTAATGCAATTACTTGTTGATCATTGAAAGCCTTTAATTCTTCTTCCGCCTTACGTATAGCGTCACTAGTCCCAACAAATGATTCTATGATTTTTGGCCCAAACAGCGTAAGTAGTGTGATACCTGCGCTTAATGCTGTGCCGACTGAAAAAACAGCTCCAGCCACTTGACTGAACACGCTTTGAATCGGTTTTCCTTGAGATATTAACTCCTTATTGGTGTCAATAAGCCTTTTTATTTCATCTGCAACTATTGGCAGGTTATTTGCAATACCTGAAAATCCCGCCTGTAGAGAGCTTACAAACGCCGGAGCTTCACGAGTTACTTGATTTATAGAATTCTGCAGACCATTGAAGCCGCTTGCGTAATTACCGACATTCCTAGTATTCCGCCCTAGTTTAGAATCTATCTCTTTTAACCTGGTGTCTAATGCAATGGTTTTATCTATGACCGCTTGCTCAGAATCAGTGAGTTTTCTGTTTTGAGCTAAAAGGTTTTGTGACTGCCTAAAACTTTCTTTGTATTCTTCGTTTAGCAACTGATATGCGCCAAGTTCTTTTTCGGTTGTACCCGTAAGCCTTTTCTTTTCTGCGCCTAGTATAATTAACGATGCGTTAAGCCTGGCTGCGTTATCGGTTAGCTCCTTAAATGTTGCGCTTTCGGTATTGCCAGACTTTATCAGCTGGTTTATCTGCTTATCTAGCTGTGATTTTTGGCCTCGAATGGCAGCCATAGTGGCATCAACCTGCTCCAGGGTTTTGTTTTCCTGTAAAAGGGCATTTACAAAATCCGTTGTGACCTTCGTTAGCTTTTGCTCTGTTGCGAGTAATTCTTGCGAATCTTTATTAAGGCTTGTTATTGTATCTAAGGTTGTAGCGCCACGCAAAAGGTCAATTAATCTTTTTGCTTCGGTATTGATTTTTGCAAAAGTGTCTATTACAGTCTGCTCAACTACTGGAACTAAGGGCTTGCCAACTAGATCATCACGCACACCCTTAACCTGTTTAAGCAGAGAAAGCAGCTTCTCCAGGCCGGGTGTTTCGGCAAATTTTATTGCTAAGTCAAGTTCTTCCCTTTGTGGCATTTTACTTTTTTGAGAGCTTTTCTTCTATGTATTTCTTGTGTAGCAGAAAGTCCATAGCTGACCATTTTTTTAGCTCCGGTGCTGATGTTTTTCCGTCTATATCGGATAGGGTAAAACACAGCTTTTCGAAGTCTAGATACATTTTCAACACCGTACTGTTGAAATCGCTATTATCAGATGTTTTAATTTGTTTTTCTACCGCCTCAATATCACATATAAGCGTTGCTTTTTGTATTGAACTCAAGCCCGCGCTTGCCAGAATCATTTTCACGTTCTTTTTCAAGGCCTCCAGGATCTCTTTCGATCCACTTCCAAAAAGAAAGTTTACCTGCTCCTGAAGGCTGTGTGAAAAACCGAAACGTGCTCCCTGACAATACCCTGTGTTAATCCAGCATTTGAAAGCAGCGTTAATTTCTCTTTCAATACTGTCTTATCTGTTGACGATACATCCTCACCTTCAATAACAGTAATCAACGCAAACAACATCTGCTCTGCATCTTCATTGTCTTTAACCTTCTGCAACCCTGTGATAAAGTCATATAGCTCTTTAAGCATTCCAGACGGGCTTTTCTCGTCAAACTGCTGACAGAAACCTCTGAATGTCCTGTCAATGGCTGGCATGTCTATACCAGCCTCCATCATCAGGATATACTCCTTGGTGGCCACGAAACGAGCGGCATTTATATCCGACAGCGTTTCGCAAACTTTTATACTGAGTTCGTTTATTTTTATGGTTTTCATCCGTTTAAGAATCTATAAATCACCACTGATAAGGCCGATAATAAGAATGACAGCAGAGCCAGCGGCGCAAGCAATGAGGCCACCGATAATTGTGTATTCCAGCACCAGGCCAATAACACCAAACACTCCGGTAATGCCAGAAGCCAATAAGTTCTGCACGGAATGCATTTTGGCTTTATCTTTTCCCCGATTGCATGCAAGAAGTGTCCTTCGCTTAGCGCAAGAAGCACGTATGCATTCATCGCTGCCATACATGGCATAGACAGGACAATTGTTAGTATCATTACCCATTTCATTTGCGCTTTCTTTTTAGCATGAACGCTTTGTTTGAATTGGATTTACTCTCTGACATGTGTCGCATAAGTTCATCCGTACCCATTTTATGATAGGGTTTTGGCTGGCCAAGTCCCATATATTTCATTTGAGTGAATGTTGGTTTTTTCATATTACCGGATTTATACAGGTGTCATCTATACAGTCGGAAACATCAACAGAAAGTACATCCATCACCATTTTAAAACAGGTGTAAGGCCATGCTATGTGTCTTAGTTTCTCAAAGTCGTAATCATAGCTATCAAATACTTTGTGCTTGTCTTTTTCAACCCACATATCTGTGATAATTGAATTCACAGGGGAGGATAGAAGTGCTTTTTTAACTTTTGCAATCAAGTAGTCTGTTATATCCACCTTGTCCTGAGTGATATCGTCTTGCTTTGCCCAAACAATTAAGTTTAGCCTGAAATCAACCAGGCCGTCTTGCCTTCTAAAGTGTACACGTTCACTGTTCTCTATTTCGAAAAAGCTGAATGTGTGTTTTCCGAATCTGTCATTATCAGGGGACAAGTCGACGTAGTAGTTCTTTTCTGCTTCACCGACAAACAAGCGCGGGTATCTATGCTTCTTCTGACCGTCATTCCTTACACCAACTTCCGCTACAGGATATATGAACTCCAGAAACGGACAACCATTCGCAAGAGCATCCTGTAATGCTTTTATCGTGAACTTATCCAGGTAAGCACAATTAATGGCCGGTGGCAGAACTTGACATGGCATCTTACAGCTCTCTTTCCTTAGGTTTTATGCCCATAAATGTAATCCATTGTTTTAGGGCGCTTATTCTTTCTTTCATTTCTGAATCATTTTGCTAATGGATAACACACCTACTTTTTTAGCGACTCTTTCAAGTAAGCCCTGGCGTTGTTTGGTGGGTAATCCTATATGGTTGGGGTAACCAGCATCAAGCCCTTTAACTTTACCCGCATTGGGGTCTGCGCTTTGGGTTATGATTAAATTACCTTCTCTTTCTGCCTCAATTTGGTTTGTATAGCTACCTTTCAATTTCAGGTCAACTATACCGGTGTTACCACCTAGTTTTTCCTTCTTTCTGCTATAGCTTTTGGTATATGTCTTTTTGCCATTTAATGGAGAAACACGCGTTTTGCTATACTTTATATCCTTACCGTTTATATCTTTCCCTTTTGCAATCCTTTCGCGGTTCTCCTGCTCAATTACTGGTAGCTCTTCATTTATAATGTCAGGCGTGTTAACAAGAACTTGATCTTGCAATTGCTCCAGGTTACTAATGAATTTATCCAGTGTAATAGCCATTACATACCCATTATTCTCATTGCGCCTCGATTACTTCCAATGCATGCGCACTGTATGTTTTCAAAGTCAATAACAATCTTCTTCAATTCGCTATCAAGGTCTAAGTCCAGCCTTTCTGCGTTCAGCCTAGCGTCCTCCTTGCTTAATTCAGCCTCGGGGCCAAGCTCTAGTGTGTTGTATATTTTCCAGTAAGCCTGTATTTGTAAATACTTCTGTAATGAAGCTGCAAACAGCGATTTGTTGTCACAGAAAATGTTTGACAGATCACAGGTAACGTTTATACTGGCTGTAAGACCGAATGATTGAGTAGTAGGCGTAAAGTCCTGTTCATCTGGAACAGTTCTATCTACATACCATTTACCATTAGCAACAGAGAATGGATGAACGCGAATGTATTCAGCGTACTTTTTGCTTTCTGAACCAGAACAGCCGCCGCATTGCGTTAGCGTATCAATAGCTAGCGTGTCAACATCCAGTTCGTCCTCATAGTAACCCAGGTAATATTTCTCTCCTTCGGTTCCTAGCTCTGACGTTAAGAATCTATTATCGTAGATTATTTGATTTACCAGAGTGAACAGCTGTAGGCTGCCTGCATCTGTATATTCAAGGTCAAACTGGCTAATCGGCTGTAACCTGGCAGATGAATACAGGTACATCTTAACTGTTTGTGTTTTATTGAACCATAAGCCCAAATACAAAAGTTCAGTGCAGTAGTTTTTCCCGTCCCATGGATGAAACTCTATGCCGACAAATCTGTTCAGTTTTGGTACAGTGTTTCTTGTTGCTTCCGGCCTGTAGCCAAGCTGCTGATTACTCAGTATTCCCTTTCCGTTCAACCTCTTACTTTGCAGTGCCAGGTATTTGCGAACCAAACCCTGTACGCTATCTTCATAAAGGTTTTTCAGAAACAGATTCCATCCTGTAGCATCAGAGGCGTAATCTTTACTCATGCATGCATAGAGTGCCTTTTGGCTTGGGCCGCCGTCTCCATCGAAATAAATACCTGAATTGCTTGTAGTGTTATAAGTGTCAATTGCTGGTACGCACTCACTAGCAGTGGTGCGCCATCCTACAAGCCCTTCAAAGCAAGCTTTAATTGTATCTCGATTGAACATAAGAGAGGTTTTTAAGAAGTGGAGTGTCGATTAAAACACTCCACTTTTCATTGTTTACTAACCGTTACGCTTTCTTCAATTCGTACTTGTAGATACCTGTGTTGGTATCAGACGTGTACGCCTTTAAGTAGGCATAATCAAAAGACAGCGAGATTTGATACAGCAGGTCATCCTGAGCATCCAGCATGTTAGCTGAATTATCATTACAGCTTAACTTCCCTTTCACTTCAATAGGGAAGCCGTAAACAGGATGCGCCACCATGCCCCAGAAGTCATTGCCAGCAATGATCCATCCGCCAACTTCTTGGATTCCTTCGAAGCCAAGGGCAGATAAGTTTGTTCTGTTTTTTGGTTTTGTCCAGGTCAGAAGTGTGAACATTCCCTCTGGCATGATGAAGGCCGTGCCAACATCGTTAGCCGTGTCAACAGTAACCCTGTTAGAGAAACGCTTCATGAATTCGCCATCTTGGAACGCCAGGTTTGTCTGGTTTCCTACTCCTTGTGCAAGCATTGGCATGATGCTGGCTTTTACACCAGGTGAACCAACGATATTGTACATTGGAGAGTAGTCGTTCTCAAACATCTCCTGAGAGGCATAGTTCAGCCATAATGCAGCCGTGTTAGGACTAACAGTATGGTCTGCCAGCGGAACTTGCGCATCATTTGTTACGCGAGTGTAATGCGTGCCGAGACCATCAGATTTGTTTGCCACCAAAAATGCATTACCTGCAGTATCAAGACGAGAGTCAATTGATTTGATTCTTTCGCGAATGCGTTGTCTTAAAATACTGTTAGGGTCGATGATTGATGTCCCAAGCAGTTGGTCTACTGATAAAGAAAACTGCTCATTAATTGTAGCCCATGTTGGAGTTACAACAGCAGAATCTCCTACGCCTGTTCCTGCACAAACACGTGCGGTGCTAGTTCCTACAGCTTCTTTTTTCAGCACAGGAATTTTAACTGGACGTTCTGCGGCTGTACGCAGAACCTCAATCTGTGCATTTGACAACAGCTTATTTGCGTTGTCAATCAACGCCGTATCTAATATTCCGTAGATACTAGCGCGCGACTCGTTACGCTGCATAAAGTCGGTTTCCCTGGTTTTGTACCAGGCTTCCGTAAATGCTATAGCGCCATATTCGTTTGCCATTTTTTATTTGTTTAGTTCTGGACGCGCTTCTAAAAACTCTTTCATTCTAGCACTAAATGCAGCCGTACCTGATACGAGGCCTTCCCTTGATAAGTCGCTCATGAACTGACCAACACTCGAGTATTTAGAGAAATCACCTGTAGAGCCCTGTCCACCATTTCCATTGTTTCCGGCAGCATTACCCCCGCGTGCCGAATTCGCGACCTTTTTCTCGCCGAATAGATCGGCTGAAATTTTTGCATAGACATCTGATAGCGGCAGAGGATTATGGTTTTTATCAACCAGTGTTTCTCCGTTGCTATCAACAGTTATATATTCGCCGTCTTCACTCGAAGTAAGCTTATACCCTAATTGGATGTAAGTAGACTGTATGGCAGCTACTTTAGTTTTTACCTGGTCTTCTGTTCCTTCAAGATTTGATTTTACAGAAGAAATGGCATGAGAAGAGATTATCTTCTTTACTCTTTCCTCGCCGTCAGTAGAGGCTTTTTCAATTGCCTCTTGGTGAGATTGCAAAAGGGCTCTTTTCTCAGTTTGATGTTTTGTTTTTAACAACTCTACATCTTCATTTCCCTTTGAAGCCTTGCTGGTCACAATCAGGTCAACCAGTTCGTTTATGGTAGTGTAATCTTTACCACGTTCGAAAGCTGTACCGTATGTTTCCTGCAGATCTTTTTCCTTTTGCTCAAGCACACCGCCTTTAACAATGTTGTGAATGCCAGCTTTGGTTTTTTCACCTACTGTTTTCCACACCACGTCTCCGGTCAATGATTTCAGCTTGTTATCTATCAAGCTGTTTTCCTGATCTGGTGTCAGGATGCGCGCGCCGTTCAGCTTCGACTTTAAGTCGTTAACTTTCGACTCGTCTTTCAATGTTTCTACTACCGCTCCTGGCTCTACTCCAAGCATAGGGGCAAGTAACTCACTTAGGTATTCCATGTTTTATTCTGGTTTTACGCCTTCTTCTGATAAGGCTTTTTTGGTTTTGTTGATTTCGGCTTTTTCGTCACGAACTTTTGGTTTTTCGTCAGTAGGGATAGCTTCCCATTTTAGGTTTTTCTGCCTTGATAGTAAGCTCCACTGAGCGTCAGGGAATTCACGTATCACTTCCTTTCCGTCTGCGTCAAGAAAGGGAACGCCAGGTTTAACTATCTGCTTTGCCTTCATCGCCTTCGTCTTTTGTGGTTTTCTTTGAAGCTTTTTTGCCGGTGTTGCCTTCATCGCCTTCGTCTTTTCTAGACTTTGGCTCGCCTGGGATTGTGATAGCGTGATGAAGCTGCATTTGGATAGGGTCGTTCATGATTGAATTGAACTCTTCCTTAGTTACCTCAATAGTTCTTGCGGGCTTTCTTGCGTAGCCCTTTTGTTCTGGAACATCGAACTGATGCAGCTCGTATGTTTCTCCGTTTTGAAATTCTTTTGCCATTTTTATGTGTTTTGAGTTGATGTGTAAATTTTCTTTTCGGTCAGTATTCTTTCGAACTCATTTTGTATACTATCTATTCGGATAGCATATTTTTTACCAGACTGATACTCCATTATATCCCCATTCTGGAGTTCAAACCAGCGAATCAGGTCATTGAAATACAGTTTTGTTTTAATATCTAATTCCCTGGCCAGCTCAATGTTCTTAACCTCTTCTGTGGTATATGTTGGGAACGGCTCCAGGTCAAGAAGAAATAATGATCTTGCACGCGCTTGTGGGTTATTCGAGAAAAGAACCTTATTGTACATAACAAGCAGCTCCTTCAAGAAGCTATCTGGCATTCCAGCCTGCTTAGCTTCATCAAATTGTGTATATGCTTCCTGTGGAGTCTGTATGATGTACTTTCGTCCGTAATTAACTATGAACGCAATAAATTTTTCAGGGTATTTTATTTTCAGGATAGTAGAGGCAATGAATGTGTGAACAAGCTCTATATTGTCTGTAAAAGCATTCAGCCTATCTTCCAGCGGAGCGTAGTTTATTACCACCTCTGTGGCGGTTTTATTATTACGGTTTATAATACCAATAACCCCAAGCACAGCCTCTTCAACCTCTTCTTTTCTACGGCCTTTTTCAACAGCCATTTCTTGCAGGCTTTCAATATCGTTCTGCACAAACCCAGCCGGCGGTTTAGCTTCGCTAGTTTCTTTATCTGGGTCAGGGTTTAATGGAAGTGAAATGCCTTCCGTTGGGTCTCCCTTTGGAAAGGAAACAACACCTTGTTGGTTGCAGTTAACACACCCTATATATGTACCAGTAGCGCCAGGGTCGCTAGCTAAAATATCATCATCAGGCTTTATAAAAATTTCTTTTCTGCCATTACATTTAGGGCACGTAATGGGCTTTGAATAGAAAAGCGGATAACCATGTTTTTTCTGCGAAACAATATGATCGTCACAAATATCTTGGTACTGCTCAGAGGTGTCGATACCTGAATTCAGGTGATTAACACGCATTACCGGAAAATGCATTGAATAACGATAGTTGCTCACACGAATAGCAGGCACATAACCAGTCTCTATTTCATATCTCTTTTCTTTGCCATTTTCGTCTTTTACGACAAAAAATTCTTCGCCTTCCTTAGTAAAAAGGGCGTCTGTTTCTTTATCTATGAAGCGGTAATAAGAAGTTGTTTTCCCTGATTCGCCTTTTACTTCCCACTTAAGAACTAAATACTGGATGCCTTCGGAAGTTTCTTTTATATCAAAAATGTATGATAGCGGATAAAACTTGGGGTAAGGAATAAGCTCGTCATTCTGGTCTAGATTCTTTTCAACCTCTATTACAATTACACCATTGAACTCTTCTACGATGTAATTTGACCACTCGCAAGCCATATAGCTCTTAAGGCTTTTGCCGCCCCAGCATTTATCTAAAAAGTCTGATGCTTCTTTTACAAGCGCATTGTCATTTTCGTCGAAAACAATATGCTGATTGTAACCCTCTGCTGTAAATGCTTTAGAAAATTGATTGATAAATTTTTCGAAAAGTGCCGGCGTTTTAGGTCTTGCTAATTGCAACTTAGCATTATGAAGAGTTGTGCTCTCCATTTTTGCAATGCGTCTCTTTTTTAAATCATCAGAAAAACCTTCACCCTTCACCATTCTTAAATGCTTGCGCTGCAAAGCCCGAGCCTTTGACAGTTCGTCAGAAGACGCGGGCTTTTTCAGAATCTGTATGATCTGTGCAGCTTCTAGCATTTTAGTTTTGCAGATTTGGAAGGAATGGGTACTGGCCAATATTGGTTGGGAAGCACAAGTTGTTCCAGGTTAGGTTAAAGCCAACACGGGCTTTTGTTCCAATACCGCCTTGCTCAAGACCAGTGAAGATCATTGTGGCGTTTGGCACAAACTCACCAAGAGGCTTTTTGTAAACCCATAACCAACCGTTGTTATCCAGAAATGCAAACTTCACATTGCCCCAACAGTTGGCTTTGTTCACCTCGTCCATAGTGGTGTTTGTAGGGAATGTCAGGAAGCCTGTAATGGATTGTGGTCTGTCCACAACTATTGTTGTTCCGTAAGGAACATCATTACCTGTAAGGGTTGTTGGATCTCCCAGCGGTTTAGTGCCGGTAATATCCAGAGCTACGATTTTTTCATCGTCCAGCGCAGTTAGCTTTGTTTGCCAATCAGCTTCAACACTGATAGTGTTGCCTGTGGTGCCGTCAAAGTCGGTACCGTTTTGCTTCATGATAAACAACTTAACCAGCTGGGCGCCGAAAAAAGCATCAGCACATTTGTCGTTTGTTATACTGCCTAGTGGGTCTGCGCATAAGCACCCCGTTAAACAAGCTAGAGACATTTGCTTTTGTTTTAAGTGTTACCAATTGGGAAGGCGCACTTATCAAATACAAAGTTTGCACATTTTTATGCCTTTTGGTTATATTTAAATACAAATGCCCTATTTTTGTATTGCAACAATTCGAAAATCCTTGATATATGAAAAGAAGAGGACGGCCACAATCAGAAAAGACCGATACAATAAGTCTTAGAGTACCTAAGAAGGTGAAGGATAGATTGAAGCTGAAATACGGGAAAGGCCTAAACCACGTGTTTGTCGAAAAACTCAAGCAGTTGGATCTAGATGAAGAATAAAATACCCATGCCGCCCAACGTGAAGGCGCTCATAATCTGCAATAACCACGAAACCACAAAGAAGTGGTTAGAAAAACACCTAGCAAATGGTAATATAAAGGCTGTAAAGCACCTCATGAAAAGAGGAAGGGTAAGTATAATAAATAATTCAGATGGCAAAGAATAATATTTCCATAGAATTTAGCTTTGATATGCCCAAGCATTTTATATATGTAGCTATCTGGGCTTCGAAAAGAAATAAATCTGCTCGAATATGCAATCAATCCGTATTGCCAATGTGGTTTAGTGAAAAGAAGGGGGATATTCTAATTACTCATTATAGTATGAATTGATTAATATTAGAATAATCCAACCATAATTTAGTCTAACCCCGGGATTTTTGCTATCAAAAGGCAATTTTCCGGGGTTTTGTATTAGAATATTACATATAAATTAATCCGGGTTTCGTGTACCTATTAACAGCTGCTGTTAAATTATCAACCTGGTCGTCGTTCTCTCCATTGGGAAAGGCGTCTATTTCTTGGAAGAATATCTCATTCCATTGACCTTTTACGCATTTCACCCTGCCAGCTTCCATAGCTGGTGCAGTTGCATACGCCCTGGCTATCTTGCCTTCTGCTACGAACTTAGGATCAACAGCCACAACGTTGAATCCTTCCTTTCTCAATAGGCTTTTTATGCCCAATCCGCTGGCTTTTTCTTCAATGTGGATCAGTGATGAAGGGCCAAAGTCCGGCGTGGCCCTTGCAAGGTCTTTTATGTATTTAACCAGCTCATATAGCTCCAGGTGCTTGGTGATAGAGTTTGTTATGTACACGTCCTTCCTGTGCTCCATTGTTACTAGAATAGCCGTTGGATCGTTGTAGGTTTTGTCTGTAAAAGCTCCGTCAATAAAGAAATCTACCTTGCCTGGCGGCTTATGGTCTATCAGTGTAAGCCAGGTGCTTTTTAATATACCGCCGCCTTCTGGCGTTGGCCTTTGCTGCATCTGACCTGAATAACCATAGCTACCCAAATCTACTTTCATATTATCCAGTACAGATTTAGGCATACGGTTAGGGTCCAGCAATCCATTCTGATAAAACGCTTTTACCTCTTCCGGTGAAGTATCCTGACTCAGTTCTGCAGGAAAGCAATAGTGCTTAACCTTCTTCCTTTTGAGCATTTCGCCAGTAGGATCTTTAGTATGTAGGCGCTGCATTACCAGGATAGTGGTAGAAACAGCCTTATCTACCTTACGGGTAGAGAGTGTCTGAGTCATATATTCGTTGGCCGATTGTCTTTCCGGCTCGCTCTGTGCTCTTTTGGGGTTTATAGGGTCGTCTACAATGAGCAAATGGGCGTGCATACCGGTAGCTGTACCACCAACAGATGAAACAATGCGTTGGCCACCAAACTGATTTTCGTAATTGGTCTTATTGTTCTTATCCCTTCGTATCTGAATGCTTGAAAAATACTCCTTGAACTTTGCAGACATGATAATATCCCGGCTCTTCACCGCATGCTCGGTAGCCAGGATATCCGAGTAGGAGCTGGAAAGAACCCTGAGTGTAGGATCAACTGCCCATGCCCAGGCTGGGAGTAGTATTGTGCAGATATTTGACTTTGAAGACCCTGGAGGGATATTCACGATAATATCACCCTCCGTTGGCAAGCGGTCCCGTAAACGAAAAACAACCGCCTGTAATTGGTCGCACAGATATTTAATATGCCAGTTTGGGACAAGCGGCTCTGTGTTTACCTCGTCCCAAAACTCAAGGAAGAAATCATAGTAACTACGCCTGCACAGCTCCGCCATTGCCTTTGTGGCGCTTAGCCTGGGCAATTTCTCTGAGGGCTTCTGTGCTGAGCTGCTCGTAGTCGATCTCTTCTTCGATGGTAACGTTTGCTTTTGACTCGGTTTTTTCAACAAGGCCTAAATCACGTGCTATAATATTGGGGTTTAAAAAGCCAGCGGCTGCACCTTCAAACTTCTGCTGGTAGATTGTATCGTATATGCGTGTAACGACCTCGTAGAAAGCTCTTGAGGTTTTATCGTCTTTTTTCTTTAAATCGTCCTTAAATTGAGTGAAATAAAGAGTATGCGCATGACAGTATAGAGCAAGTCCGCCTAAAGTGAAAGGGCGCATTTTAGGTACTCGAACTTTCTTGGCGTCTTTACCTTTATAGTCTACTTCAATTAAGGGATTGTCTATACACCATTGGAAATATTCGCAGGCTGCCTCCCAAAGTAATTCAGGACTTGCGAATAACTTATCACACCCGTGCTTAGAACGTAGCTTCCAGAACTCATTGCCCTTTGGGGCTCCGTTTCTCTTTGGCTTCTCTGCGGCTGGTAGGTCAGCCGCAGGTGGAGCCGTCGGCTTTTTAGCTTGCTTTGCCATCTTCTTGAGTCCTTTTGTAGGCAAGCATTTTTTCACCCACCCAATTCAATAGGTAGTTTCCTGCCATGTAACAAAATGAAAATACGAAGGCAGATTTAGCCTCAATGCCGAAAAAGTGGCTAAGCAGTACCGTCAGTACCGCTATTCTAAATATGTGGTATATGCCCATTATGATAAAGCCTCCACTTTTGCATTTACTTCACTGTACCAGGCAATTACTTTAGCTGCATGGTATGGCTTGAAGGTCTCAGGGTCGTAACCTGGCACCATAATATCCATTAACTCTTCTTCGGTTAATGATTTCAGGTGGTCTTCCGGGTGCTCGTGTAGATTGTCGAATACCTGGCCAAGGGTTAAATTATCGCCATCTCCTTTTTTGAAGGTAAAGGCCGCCAATAACTCAGCATCCCTTTTATGGGTAGTAAATCTTTTCTCCCCCAGGAACTCTTGGAAACCACACATGCCCGCTTTATTCGGGATGGAGATTAGGTAGTAAAGACCCTTATGACCCTTTACTCGGAATAGCCTGTTAAAATCTATGGAGTCGCTGAATTTTTCTTTTGCCTCTTCGGTTGCTTCCGGGGCTACTTTAACATCTTCTAATGATGTATCCATGGTATCTGGACGTGCGTACTTAACAACACGTAATGTAAAAGTACAGTAAAGTACGTGAAAATGCAAATTTGGGGGATTCGGGCAATAAAAAACCCCGGCTGATCACCGGGGTAAGTAAGAAAATATTGGGGGTTACTTTATTAAAATGTATTACCTATTTATAATGAATTTCTGAGGCTTATTATCTCCCAGGCGGTATAAATATACCCCGGGTAGGAATTCGGACAAAGAAACAACTTCCTGATCTCTTACGACCTGATTGATCACCGCTTGCCCTGTTACTGAATAGATGATCAGCGATTGTGGAGTGCCTGTTTTTATTAATAGATGATCAGTAGCAGGATTTGGCGAAATCATACCTGACACCTGTAGCTCCTTAATGCCAGTAGTAGGGGCTACCCAATATACTGACCCAAAAGCACTGCATGAGCTGGTGTCTGTTATCCTTACTTCGTATGTACCAGTTGTAATAGCTGTTATGCTTTGGTTTGTAGCTCCGTTTATTTCAGTGCTGTTCATGTACCATTGGTAAGAAGTGGCTGGGGTGGAAGTAATCGTAGAGCCGGAAATGGTTAGTGTTGGAGTGGCCGCTGGTTTTTCATTTAATCTTATCTCTGTTGTATAAGTGCTAGACTTAGAATCTGTAATTGTGACATTATATTTTCCAGCGCAAAGATCATATAATTGAGATGATGTACTTCCGTTGCTCCATTTGTATGTATACGGATAGTTATTATAATTGGAATAAGTCAATATTCGGCCATCATAAGTAGAGCAGGCAGACGGGTTTTCGTAATAAAAGGAAAATGCAGAAAAGTTAGCTGGGTTGCAACCCTGTTTTATGAAAACCTCCTTACTATTCCCCGCACCATCAGTAATCGATATGTTATATACCCCCCAGCACATGTTTTTTCGACTCACTTGATCCGCATCCATAGTGCCGCCGGACCAAACCAATGACAACTGGCCACTTGCAGATGAATACACTTGTAGCTTAGCCTTCCCATCGCAAGAATTACAGGTAGATGGTGGGGTTATATAGGTAGGAGAAACCTGAATTTGCGCCAAACACATATTGGTAATGAAGATTGAAATAAGAAATAGTTTTGTTTTCATTTTGCTAGAAATTTTTGGTTAGGGAGGCTAATATAGGGAATTACAATTTTTTGGCCGCATCTTCTATTTTTTTATCGGCTGCATCCTTTAATATATCCATTAAACTTTTTTGAAGAATTGTTATTGAAATTCCATTAACCCCTACATCCTCATATACCGCCCGCACAGCTTTACCATCCCACATATATTTTTCCTCGCCATCTATAGTTATATCACTACCATCCCCGTATGCTTTCCTAAATACCTTTAATGCACCCTTGTATTTATCTTCTGGCAAAAGAATAACAATCATTGCCAATTGATTGTCGTAAAAACCCAAACCTATTTGATCAACCTTAGAATCTCCAATTTTTAACTGTTCGCCAGTATAACTATAGTAATCCATGCCTTCCGGGGTTAATCCTATAGGAACTATGCTTTTAAGTGCAGCCGGAGAAGAATAAAAAAGAAATTGTTTAAATCCACCCTTCTCATCCAGCTTTTCAACATTTTGAGCTATTACCAATAATGGAATGAAAACTGCCAGAGTAGCCAAAATAGTGTACTTCATGATTAATCAATATTAATTGTTATACCATCAGGGGCTTCGTAAATTCTAATTGTTTTGCCATTTGGGGTAGTCACTACCATCCAGGGCCTTTCCTGTAATCTACCAGCACTTGAACTATTGTTCTCCCCAATTAAATAAGAAATAGGGGCGCCCAATGCTTTTGCCAGCGCCTCTAGCACATCTATTCTTGGCATTCGGTCATTTGTTGGGTCTTCTAAAGCAGATATAGTAGGTCGGGTTATACCCGATAATTGCTCAAGTTGGTAGTGGCTGAACTTCTTGTTTTCCCGTAGCCTTTTTAAGCGCTCAGCCATAATAATAGATAGCCCTGAGGGTAACGGCTTTTCCTCTTCGATCTCGCTATTGTCTTTTTTATCTTTATTGTTCGATTTCATACTACACAAAACATTTTATTTTAATTGCTGGAATTACACACTTTATCATATACAACTCGTCAACTTTGTTCTTAGGTAATTCAAAGTCTTCGTATAGTGGATTGTGAGAACGTATCAGGTACATTTCAGGATCTTTTGCCTTGCGTATATACTTCACCATCATTAAATCACCGGTGATTATTCCATACATATAACCTGGTGGCACTACTGTTTTATCGTGCATGAACTTTATCCCCAGGTAATCCTTGTCGTTTACTTCTGGTGCCATGCTGTCCCCTTTTGCCTGTATAACGGCATCGCAACCTTGCAACTCAGGAAAGTACTCCACACTCAACATAGCCATTATGTGCGGCGTGTACCGGGCCTCCTGTAGCTTAGTTACTATACCAGCACTGAACTCTACGTTGTATAGTGGTATTTGAGCGGGAGTAGCAGGCTTCTTTTGATACGAAATAGGCGACTCTTTTAATATAGTCAGTTTTGATTCACCGTTAAACACAGGCGGATTGCCTTTTCCCAGCTTCAGCCACTCGTAAGAGACATCGGGCCATAGCTCGCAGATTTTCAGAATAGTAGTATCCGGTATTGGCCTTGCACCTCTTTCAATTGCAACCAAATTCTGTGGAACCATATCAATTTTACGGGCAAATGCAGATGCGTTAGTGTATTTTAACGCATTTCGAATAAACATTAGCCTTTCACCCATTCCTATTTTAAAGTTTTTCTTCTCACTTTCAGGCATTTGCAAATTATTTTAAGCAAAACACACTAATCAATTTGCGTTTAATCAAAAAGCGTTATATGTTTGCAATGTGAATCAAATATAAATCGAAAGTAAGCCAAAAGCAAATGATAAAGAAAAGCAAAATTAAATCCTATTACCCTCGAGGCTTTAAAAAAAGGATTGCAGAAGAAACCAAACTCAGCTACCCGGTGGTGGTCGATTACTTCAAAGGAAGAGAAGTCAGTCTGGACAGCAGAGAAAAAATAGAGGCTGTAAAAGACAAGTATCTGGTAAAACCTAACGTAGCATGATCACCGCCAGTATATCAGCAGTACTGCTTCTAATAGGTGCTATTATAGCATACCTGACGTGGATTGCAGAACTCAACGACCCGCAGAGCCAATTAAGAAGAAGCTTCAAAGTCCCACCAACTTACAATTCTTATGAAAGATGCCGGGAGAGATCGGAAGAAAATTGCTGCCAAGAAGATATAGACCCACACTTAAGAGACCTTGAACTATGAAAGAGACAAGAAAAAAGCAATACGACGACTCCAAAGACTGGATAAGCGGAGCGATTCTGGCGGCCGGAGCAATAACATGCGGTATAGCTGTAGTGGCCCTGGGAATTTATGAACTGTGTAAACTAATAACTCAATAAAAATAACATGAAAAAACTACTGCTATTACTACTCGCGTTTACTGTAATTTCTTGCACTGACGCTACAAGATCTAAGATTTCCGGACTTGGAAATCAATTTAAAATAGAGGTTGTCAATTGTGATGGAAGCGTCACCCATAGCTGGATCAGCACCGGAAAGGTGATTTCTGAAAACCATTCGGATGGCTATTATTTCGAGGATTCAAAAACAGGTAAGCTGGTAGAGGTGACTGGGAATCTAATTATAACGCCGGTTCAGTAAAATAACGGGTAAATGAAAGCGGGGTAGCTATGGCTGGATATACAAAAACAATATGCGCGCAATGTGGCGAAGAGTTCTTGGCAAGAACAAGAGACCTAAGGAAGGGATGGGGTAAATATTGCAG